AGAAAAAGAAGCACCTAACTTAAATAATTTATTAGACCCAGAAGAGGTTAAAATATTTAAAGGTTTAACAGAAGAACTTAGAGATACTTGGACTAAAAAACAAATGTTTAGAACGGAGACTGAAATGCAGTTTTCTGTTTTAAATGATGCAAAGTATCCAACAAAAGCCGCTAAATACTGGCAGTGTGTTAGAGAGCAAAATGTATTCTTAGAAAACTTAATGCAGTTATCTTTTGATTACAGAAGAGCAGAAGTTAAACAAAAAAGAATACAAGAGAAATTAGATAAAGAAGAAGACCCATTAAAAAAAGAATTGCTACAGATAGATGTAGATGAAAAGATATATCAGAAAGCAAGCATGCAGCTAGTGGCGAGAGACAGGATGAGAGAAATAAAACTATGGTCTAAATTTAAAAAGAGATTTAATGATGGTTCCTTTGATACTAAAAATGTTAATACTCATCAATTAAACTCTTATCATTTAACTATGAAGAATAAAGCTGAAACTTTAACATCTGGTTCTTCTCAACCAGAAGTATTTAATGTATTAGGTCAACTACAATCAATTGAAAGAATTAAAAAAGATATAGCAATAGAAAATAAAAAGAAAGAAAATGCAAAACTGGAATTCGACAAAAACTCAATCGGAAAACAGGATTAAAAAACTTTTCTTTTTAGTTGCTATGCCAAGGTCGGGAAATACCTTGTTTACATCTATCATGAATCAAAACTCTAATATAGCGTGCACCCCTAATTCTATTACATTGGAGATTATGAAAGATTTATTTTTATTAAAAAAGACAGATGTATTTCAAAATTATCCAGATCATCAGTCTTTAGACAACGTATTAAATTCTGTTTATGTTAGTTACTATAGAAATTGGCCACAGAAATATATTATAGATCGTGGACCTGTAATGACTGCAGGTAATTTTGATTTAATGCAAAAGCATTTTAAAAAACCTTTTAAGTGCGTAGTATTACTTAGAGATCTAATGGATGTATTAGCTAGTTATATAAAATGGTATACAGAAAACCCTAATGCATTTCCTAATAGATATGATTGTAAAAATGATGAAGAAAAATTATCAATGATAATGAATAAAGATGGCGCTGTTGCCAAAGATTTAGAAGCAATTAAAAATGCATATAACTATCCTGATATATGTCACTTTATGAAGTATGATGATTTAGTGCAAAACCCTGAAGAAGAAATAAATAAAGTATATACTTTCTTTAACATACCTTATTTTAAACATAGATTTTTTGATCTAAATCAAATTCAAGTTAATGGTATGGGATATAATGATAGCATTGTTGGAAAAAATATGCATATTATACGTCGTGAAATTAAGAAAGAATATAATCCCTACATTGAAAGAATACCAAAAAGAATAAGAGAAAAATATGGACACATTAAATTTTAGTTTTATATTTTTAGGTCAATCAGTATTAAGGTATGAAGTACCTTTGGATGTATATAATATTATTAATCATATTTATGAAACAAGACGACATGAATTACCACCAGCTAATAAACAATTAGTTGGTAAAATTCAAAATGAACATTCCTTATTTTTTGATGGTCCTCCAAACAATAAAATGCATCCACATAATTTTTTACCAGACAATGTTAAACAATGGTTTTATATGGTTATGAAACATTACTTAGATTGGAATAAAATTAAAGAATATAAAATGCATATAAATTCTGTATGGATAAATGAAATGAAAGCTAATGAATACAACCCAGTGCACATTCATCAAGGATCAATATTTACAGGATTGTCTTCAGTGATGATTTTAAAACTACCAAAGAATACTGGCGTTGAATATTCAGCAGCTGAAAAACCTATGAATGGTCAATTACAAATACTAGGAAATTCATCAGGACAATTTGCAAATGTTGATTATGGTCCTATAATGAAAGAGAGAAATTTTTATATTTTTCCATATGACATAAGACATTGTGTATATCCTTTTAATAGTACAGATGAAATAAGAAGAACTCTTTCATGTAATATGGACGTAGAATATGACCCAATTAAAAATAGGAGCGCATGATAATAACAGAACCTAAATGGAAAAGTTGGATAGTTGAAACAACAACTCCTTTATTTACACCAGATCAATGTAGAGAAATTATTGAATGTGGTCACAGACAAAAACCTATAAAAGCACAAGTTGGAATTGGTAGACCTGAAGGTGGAACAGATACAAAAAAAAGAGTAACTACTATTGGTTGGATTCCATTTGAAGAAATGCAACCAATGTATAATCAAGTAAATGAATTTATACAAAAAGCAAATAAAAATCATTTTGGATTTGGTGATATACAAATAACTGAAACCGCTCAATTTACAGAATATCCTGAAGGTGGTTTTTATGATTGGCATATGGATACAGATGTTAATATGACTTATGAACCACCAGTGCGAAAAATATCTATGACAGTTTTATTATCTCCTGAAAATCAATTTGAAGGTGGAGATTTAGAATTAATGGCCCCTGGTAAAAGAGTTAAACTTAAACAAGGTCATGCAATTATATTTGCATCTTTTTTAAATCATAGAGTAGCACCAATAACTCGTGGTGTTAGACAATCTTTAGTCATGTGGTTTGGGGGAGAACCTTTTAAATGATTAAAGAATATTTATTTCCAACTATTATTTATGTTAAAGATTTACCTAATGCTAATGAGTTAAATTCTTATTTAGAAAAGCATATTATTGAATGGAGTAAACAAGATAAAGGTGTAAGTAAAACTAATGTTAATGGTTGGCACTCACAGACGGATATGAACCATAGAAAAGAATATGAACCATTAATTAAAGAATTGTTTCAAATGCAAAATGAAATTATTCAAGAAGAGCACTTAGATATTAAATCTAGATTAGGTAATATGTGGGCTAATATAAATTTACCTGGTGGATATAATAATATGCATCTTCATCCTAATTCATTATTTTCTGGCGCCTACTATGTAAAAGCGTCACCTAATTCTGGTCGATTAGCACTAATGGACCCAAGACCAGGAGCACAACAAGTAATGCCAAATAGAAAAAAAGGAAAATTACCTAGAGAATTATGGCGAGAAACTTACTATGATCCAGTTCCTGGAAGACTTATAATGTTTCCATCTTGGTTGTGGCATAAAGTAGAACCTAATAAAAGTAATGATATAAGAATATCGGTATCTTTTAATTTTATAATGTTATGATTTTTCAATATAAAAAATATCAAGTTATTAAGAACGCTATATCTTATGAATTAGCTAATTTTATATTTAATTATTTTTTACTTAAACGTGACGCAGTAAGTTTTTTATATAAAAATAATGTAACTTATGACACAGGATTACTTGGAACATGGAACGATGAACAAGTGCCTAATACGTATTCTCATTATGCTGATCCTGTAATGGAAACATTATTAATGAAAGTAAGACCAAAAATGCAGCAAGAAACAGGGCTTCAATTGGTACCTACTTATTCATATGCTAGAGTATACAAAAAAGGAGATATTTTAAAACGTCATAAAGATAGACCTAGTTGTGAAATATCTACTACTCTTCATTTAGGAGGAGCTTCTTGGCCTATATTTATAGATGGTACAGGAGCTGATAATGTAATTGATGAACGTAAAAATATAATAAAGCCCAATGCCCCAGAAGGCACTAAAGTCTTGCTTGAAGTGGGAGATATGCTAGTATATAGTGGATGTGAATTAGAGCATTGGAGAGAACCCCTTGAAGGAGAAACTTGTGGACAAGTCTTCCTTCACTATAACCATGTAAATGGTCCTTTTGCTGAAAAAAACAGGTTCGACAAAAGGCCGATGTTAGGTATTCCAAAATTAAGGAATAAATAATATAATGGTTATATATGTTACAGAAATTAAATTTTGCACCAGGATTCAATAAACAAGTTACTGCAACTGGTGGTGAGGGTCAATGGAGAAGTGGAGATTATGTTCGTTTCAGATACAAAACTCCTGAGAAAATAGGTGGTTGGGCTCAGTTAGGAGATAATACTCTTACAGGTAGAAATACAGCTCTACATCATTTCGTTAATGCAAGTGGTATTAAGTATGCCGCATTAGGTACAAACAGATTTTTATATGTATATTCAGGAGGAGCTTTTTATGACATTACTCCTATTAAAGCCACAACAACATTAACTAATGCTTTTACAACAACACAAAATGATGCAACTGTTACATTAACTTTTTCATCTGATCATAATATATCTAAATACGATATTATCCGATTAGATAATTTTACAGCTATTACTAATTCTAATTTTAGTTCTGGTGATTTTGATGATACCAATTTTATGGTTACAACGGTTCCAACTTCAACAACACTAACAATTGAAATGGGATCAGCTGAATCTGGATCAGGAGCTAGTACTTCTGGTGGAATAAGAGTTCAACATTTTTATTCAATTGGACCAGCAACTGAAGCATCAGCAGCTGGTTGGGGACTAGGATTATGGGGTGGTACTGTGGCTGGAGAAATTACATCTACTTTAAATGGCGCCTTAACAGATTCTTCGACTAGTATTGTATTAGCTGATTCAGGAGGTATGCCTGCATCTGGAACAGTCTTAATAGATAGTGAGCGTATTGCTTATACAACAAATACTACAGGAACAGATACTTTATCAGGATTAACAAGAGGAGCAGATAACACTACAGCTGCATCACACTCTGATGGAGCAACTGTTTATGATGCATCAGAATATACTAAATGGGGTGCTTCACAAACAGGGGACATTGTAACAGCTCCTGGTCTATGGACCTTGGACAATTATGGAAATAAATTGATTGCAACTATTGTTGATGGTGCAACTTTTGAATGGGATTCAGATGCAACAGGTGCAACATCCACAAGAGCAACAATCGTTGCCAATGCACCAACAGCAGCGATACAGACTTTAGTTTCAACACCCGATAGACACTTAGTTTGTTTTGGAACTGAAAAAACTATTGGAACAACCAGTACACAGGACGATATGTATATAAGATGGTCAGATCAAGAATCAATTAATGCTTCAACTTCTTGGACACCTTCAGTAACCAATACCGCTGGAGACCAAAGACTGGCCGATGGAACACGGATCGTGGGAGCAATAAGAGGTCGGGACGCAATTTATATTTGGACTGATACATCTTTATTTATTATGAGGTTTGTTGGTGCTCCATTTACTTTTTCATTTCAACAAGTTGGAACTAACTGTGGATTAATTGGAAAAAGTGCAGCTGTTGAAGTTGATGGATCAGCTTATTGGATGTCAGAAAATGGTTTTTTTAGATACACTGGTAAACTAGAATCTTTAGCATGCTTAGTTGAAGATTATGTTTATGATGATATTAACACGGTTCCTAAAAATCATATTTATGCAGGATTAAATAATTTATTTGGTGAAGTCACGTGGTTCTATCCAGGAAGTGGAGCTTCATCTAATAATAGATCAGTAACATTTAATTATATGGATTCAACACCTGAAAGACCTGTGTGGACTACAAGTTCTTTAGCTAGATCAACATGGTCAGATTCTCATATATTTGGTAAACCACATGCAACAGAATATGTATCAGATAGTACAAGTGATTCAACAGTTGGTAATACAGATGGTGTTACTTATTATTATGAACATGAGACAGGAGTTAATCAAATTAAAGATGGTGCAGCTTCTGCAATTGCTGCAAGTATTCAATCTGGAGATTTTGATATATCTATGACACAAGGTGGTGGAGCAGATTTAAGAGGAGATGGTGAATACGTTATGAAAATTAGAAGAGTAGTTCCAGACTTTTTAACTCAAACAGGTGATGCAAGAGTTACATTAAACTTAAAAAATTATCCAACAGATTCAGAAGCTAGTTCTTCATTAGGTCCTTTTGATACAACTACAAGTACAACTAAAATAGATACCCGTGCTAGAGCAAGAGCCATATCTTTAAAGGTTGACAATACAAGTACTGGACAACACTGGAAACTAGGAACATTTAGATTAGACATACAACCAGATGGTAGAAGATAATGATAGAAAAAAGAATTAATTATAGATTTGGTGGTGGTTATCAAGGTAGTTCAGCAGGCCCTGCTGGAGGAGCATCATCAGGTGGAAATTATGGTGGTAACACTGGCAACAATCAAAGCGGAAGCGGCGAAGATGATGCTAGAGAAAGAGCAATTGCACAACAATATAGTGCACCTGCACCTGCACCAGCACCAAGAGAAGAAAGAGTTAGTCCACCAAGAGAAGAAAGAGTTAGTCCAATAGAATCTATAGCTAGAATTGGTGATACAAGTTTAGCTGGAAAAACTAGAGAAGAAGCGGACAGAACAATGGAATCTCAAAATGAAGTAGAAAAAGATGCAAGAGAAGAATACATTTCAGAAATGTATACTAAACCTCCTGTAACTCCAACAGAAGATAAGGTTCCAGATTTTGTTAAGCAAGTAGTAACTCCAACAACACCAATGAGAAATAGAATTCAAGATGAAAGAGCAGAAGACATTAGAAGAAAAGAACTTGCAAATATAGCTTTGCAAACTGATAAATCTTTAATAGATATTTCTGATCCTTCAGGTCAAGATCGAGGAATCATGAGCAGTTTTGCAGACATGAGAACAAAAGAAGGTCTTATGAGTGCAGGAAAAAATTATGCTAAAAAAGCCGCTATAAACTATGGACTTCAAAAATCAGGATTAGGTTTTATTAATCCTATTCTAGGTCTTGCAAGTATGTTTGGTTTTGATCCAGTAGGATCACTTATGGCTAAAATGCCTAAAGGAACAGGAACAAAAACTATTGATACTACTCCTGGGGAAGGTAGAGAAAAGGGTATTCTGCAGGTTCAAGCACCTAAAAATGTAATAGAAAAAAACATTCAAAAATTTTCACCAGAACAATTTAATCTTTTACGTAAAAGATATGCTGAATTACAAGAAGTAATGAAAACAGGTATGCTTGGAGAACGTAAATTAACTATGGATGAATTGTCTCGTCTTGAACAAATTAGTAAACAAATGAAAGATTTTTTAGTAAGTGAAGTTGGAGGAATGAAGGTAGCATAATGGCTAGAATTGTACAATCATTAACACAACCACTAGAGAAATACGATCAACAAATACAGCAATCGTTTGTTAGAGATGTTGATAGTATAGTACAAAAATTAAACACATCCTTTCAACAGGATTTAAAAGATGAGGCGGAAGCGGAAGCTTTATTTATGGCATAATGGCTAATACATTTGTAAACAAAAAAAAGGATTTAACTAGCAACAGTGCTACTACATTGTACACTGTACCATCAGCTACAACAGCTGTTGTTAAATCAATATTGGTATCTGAAGACTCAGGAAATGCTGATACTATAACAGTGACTATAACTGATACGGATGACGCAGTTTTTAGCTTATTTAAGACTAAATCCATATCCGCTAATGCAACATCAGAATTGCTATCTCAACCTTTAGTGGTTGCAGAAAGCGAAGTGATAAAAGTAACCGCAGCAACAGCTAATAGACTACATGTAGTCTTATCTGCGCTTGAAATTAAACCTAGATCAGTTACAGAGTAGGCTTGATTTACATGAAAAAAACAAGTATTATTATAAACCCAGGTGAAACTCCTGCCTTTAAAAATAACACATAAAAATTATGGCTATAGATAGAACAGGAATATCATCATTAGACGCAGGTGCATCAGACATTACCTATTCAGGTAATGAAGGACCTAAATCTCCAGATCAACAATTAATGGCTCAAGCTGATCCTATGCTAGTAGAAATGTATCAACAATACGTTTTTGAAATGGAAGAGCAAGGAATGCAACCAATATCATTTAAAGAATTTATGCAACAAGCTATGTCAGGCATGGCTTACGGTGGATCAGCAAACCCTACATACACTCAAAAGAGAAAACAATCATTAGCTTATGGTGGTATTGCAGGATTAGATGGTAGAAAAAAATATGGTATTGGATCATGGTTTCAGGAAAATATTAAAGACCCTATTGCAAAATTAATTCCAAATGAAATTAAAGAGAATCCTGTTTTATCAGCTGCTATATTAGGAGGCGCTGCAAATTATATGGATTTATCTCCAGATATATTATTTG